ACTATGCGGTCGGTCTGTCGCCGATAGGCGATGACGTGTGAAACAGCTGTACGATCCTCTTTAATCGCCTTAGCCACGGCTGTCAGCGATAGCCCCTTCAGTGCAAAAAACGCCTTGATTTCATTGGTTGTCATGGATTACTCTCCGGTGCGTCACGGTTGTGACGGGCGCGAGATTACAACGCCCGTTTCACCATGTCAACAGAAAAGTGCAACGGACGTTTCACCCTTGACCTTCGCTGACCGCTTTCAGCAGGTGTTTCCTGGACTGTCCGTAGCAGAAATAGCCCGTAAATTGGAGGTTCCGCACGCAACGGCGCGGAACTACAAACGCGGACGAATACCTGCCACGGAAATACTAATCAGGCTTGCTAGTGAAACAGACGTTTCATTAAACTGGCTGCTAACAGGAGAAGGGCCGCAATCGGTAAATCCCAGACCGACGACCGGGGAGGGGTCATCTAAAACATTGTCCGAGGAAAACGGTTCCTCGAAACCTCACGCGCAGACAGAACGCCCAGAATTAAGCAAGGGGTACGAAGAGAGGGAGCGGTTGCGTGATGCTCAGATGCAATTGATTATCGAGCAGAACCATCGGATCATTAAGCTCCTCGAACGAATGGTGGGCCAGGAATAAAGCTTTTGAGGGTAGATTCGGTCCGTGCAGCCCCGACCCGCGTTCGCTCCCCAGCGGTCGAAGGTTTGAAGTGTGGCTGAGACTTTGATTTCTATTTTTTCGTATGGGACAAAGAAGGTGAGAGGTACGTTATGGATATTGATGCCAAGATAGCAGAATTTGAAAGGTCAAGCAGCGTGAGTGAAAAAGCTGAAATGCGAACTCTGCGCAAAACACCTTTTGCATGCAACGCCCTGAACTGGATTGCGGGAATCAACCTCATTGGCAGCCTTTTTATTGCGCTCTATCTACTCACCGGGGGCACGCCCAGCAGCAATATTATTGTGCCAAGGTACATCGAAATCGGCGGAGCTATTGCCTTAGTTGTTGAGGGCTTAGTCGGCGGCTCAATCATTGTTGCGTTGAGTGAGATTCTTAAGCTGCTTTTACGCGACGCTAAGCCCGGTTAATTACAACCTGGTCCGGCTGCGCATCCAGGCTTCCTCTTCCGGTGAGATCGGCGCGGCTTCACCCGTTCCGCTTTTCGACGGCGCGATCTGCTTCGGCAGTTGGTTCCCGTATCGCTCCAGCGTCCAATGAACTTTCTGCGGTGGGCGTCCTTCCATCATAAACTGCCGCAACACCACTTCATACAAATCGAGTTGTTCTACGGTCGCGATAATTGCTTCGCGCTGAATGTGGTTGGGCGTGCAGTGGCAGATATCGATGTAGAGCTTTACTGCGGGATGATCGAGGTTAGGATCGCGTGGTGGTTGCTTGCGAGGCATGAGACTTTAAGCGGCGGCATCGTGGCGTTGCAGTCCGCGCACCCAGGCTTTGAAGCTTTCTTCAGTAACGATCCAACCAAAGCTAGCCGACTTTTCGCCGTCAAGTATTCCTTCCTCACAGAGCCCAATGAGAGTAGGCCGTGAGGGCACCGGCACAAGCACGCGCGTGCGACGCAGGATTTCTTCGACTTCCTTGAGACGAAGCCGGACCTGAACCGGAGCGCCGAAATCGTAGAAGAGATGTTGCTGCATTCTCAGAAGTTCAAATCAGAGGTTAGTTGCCTTTCAATAGCGAGCGCGATGCCCGCCTCTTCGCGCGCAGTCTACCATAACCGCTTTCGTTAAAATCGTAAAAATCACAAATTCCTTAAAATCCTTAAATCCCATCCTGTCTCTATCTCGTCATGGGCGCGTAAAGTGCGCGCACTATGAAGCCAAACAAAACCGAAATCACCGAGCGCCTAACTGAGTGGGCCAAGCTCGAACGGAAGCGGCTGCGGATAGAGGCAAAGCGAGATGAAGATTTGGATCCGCACGTTACCAACTTCCAGAACGCCACGGAATCGATCAACTCCACGGCAAAGCTCCAGCTTGATGAGATTAGCGCGAAGCAGGCGACCCTTGCCAAAGACATTGAAACCGCGCTGCTCGCCGGTGTTGACCATAAGACCGGCGTGATTGCTCTGCCCCAGGTGGCGCTTGAGGGCGGCAAAGCCCTGGCCGAAGTGGAGAAGAAAGAAGGCGCCCGCGTGGTTGATCCGGAGAAATACTTCCTGCATACGCCAGCGGCCAAACGCACGAAAGGCTTCTGGGCCGCGGTGAAGATCGGCATTGCCCCGGCAATCGAATTCTTTGGCGAAGTGGTGCTGAACTCGATGGCGGATAAGCCGCCCACTTATAAGGTCAAGCTGAAGCTCGGCAGCTGAAACGAAAACTTATGGCAACGCCAAACATTCGACTGGTCCGCGTTCCGACGCCGGATGATTTCTGCAAAGTCGATGACGCTTCGACGCAGCAATGTACTTGCACTGAGGCGATGAAGGCCGGCCTTGAGCATGGCGACGAAACAATTTGTAAGCCATGTGCGGCGCGGCAGCTGCTGAATGGCATTGCCACGCTGGCAGACACGCTCTAGCCAGTAACTTTTCGCGGGGTGGAGCAGTTGGTCAGCTCGTCGGACTCATTATCCGGAGGTCGCCGGTTCGAATCCGGCCCCCGCAACCAAAGGGCCGTAGGCAGTAAGCAGACGGCAGGAGGCAGTAAAAACTCGGGCCAGGGCTCGACTACTCAATGAGTCGATTGTGCAAAGTCTAAACCCGCAAATCACCTGAGTAGCAGCCCTGGCCCATTAACCCAGAAGGAGAGTTTATGCTGAATATGATTAAGGGTCTGGTTGGCAGCAAGAAGTTTGTGGTTACGGTGTCGGCCTTAATCGCCACGCTGCTGGCGAAATATAAGCTCAATGTTGACCCGACGATGATTCAGTATTTCGTCGGCCTCGTGATTGCCTACGTCATTGGCCAGGGCATCGCTGATAACGGCAAGGCTGCGGCCCAGGTGGCAGCGATCGCCGAAGTGGCCACCGGCACTTCCACGCAAAAGGTTGACGCCATAAAGAGCGTTTGAAATGGGCGCCCTCTTTTACTGGCTGCTTGATCTAGTAATCGATTTTCTGGTCACCCTGAATCCGGCTCGAAAGGAACAGGTTGAACAGGCGCGAGCCCAGGCCGCTGAGCTGGAGGCCGAAAGAACGCGCCTGTTGACAGAAATCGAGACCGGCCAAAAGCAGTTGACCGCGCTTAGCCAAACCCTCGCTGAGGATGCGGTTAAACGCAGAGGAATTGAAGATGCAATTTCACGATCCAATGCAGCAACGGCGGAGAAGCAGGCAGAGCTTGATGGCCTTCGCGGTGGCGATCGCGTGCGCGTCGATTTGTAGCGCGCAGGAAGCGCGCGTAGTCAAAGCGCTGCCGAACGACCAGTTCATTGTTGAGATTGCCGGCAAGGAGTATCGAGCAATCAACGGTGACAAAGCTGTCGAACTGGCAAAGCAGAAAGTCGAGCTGCAAGGCTGCAAAGAGAACGAAACCCGGTACGCGCAGCTCAACGATATAGCGAAGCGTGACGTAACGATCGCACAGCAGCAGCGAGACATTGAGCACGCCAACTTTGTGCACGCAATGAGCCTTTACGAAAAGGAGCGCGAGTTGCGAACGCAGGCCATGCAGTTCATTCCGCACGGCAACGTGAAGGGATTTGGCGGCTGGCTGCTTAAAGCGATTGACAGTCCCTATGGCCAGGCGGCGTTCAAGTTGGTGATGCCAACAGCACAGTTTGTGAAGGTAATGAAGCAGTGATCTCGCAAACTCGTTTACTAAGTAATCCAGGCGGAAGGGATAGCAAATGAAATGCCGATCCTCATCATCACGGCGCTGGTTGAGTTGGTCTTCGAACAAGCTGCCACGGTTCCAGTAAGCGCTTGGCCAATCGGCACGATCCTTCTGCTTATTTTCTCGTTCGCATCAGGCGTGCTTAATCTGGTGCAGCTGGGATTGAGGAATGCGGCGCGGAAGTGGGAAACGGCCGCTAAGGCAGCGGAAGCCGCGGCCACGGCCCATGAATCAAACCTGACAGCTTGCCGGGAACGCGCTGCCGAGTTGACCAGAGATAACGAAGTGAAGGCCCGGCGAATTGGCGAGCTCGAAGCGAAGACCGATCTCGATGTGGTTAAAACGCAGATTGCTGAGATAGGCCAGCTGATCGCCAGGGAAAGTGCTGAGTCGCGATTGCAAGTGGTGCAGACCATTCAGAGCATCACGAAGGAAATGATGGCGGGATTTTCCAAGCACGCGGAAGAGGACCGGGCGCACAACGAGCGAGTTGCCAATATTCTCAACGCGCTCGAAGGAAGGATTCGCGAGGTGTTGAAAAAGTGAGTCCAAACGACCACATGGTATCGACGACTACCACCGAGGAAGATCGTCACAGCCTCAGCCAGCGCCAGGTGAACTTCATGTGGGAGGCCACCCAGGCGCTGATTGCGGTTGTCGTTACGGCCTCCTTCGTCATTGCGCAGTTCAAGCACGTCGAGAGCAAAACGCTTGATGCGTCATTCTTTTTGATTGTCGGTTTCTATTTCGGCCGGACCAACCACACCAACGTAGGCGGCGTTAAGTTGCCATCAGTAAGCAGATGAATGGGCACACGTTACTCACCAGAGGCAATTCAACGTTGCCAGGAACTCTACCTCCTCTATAACGGCGGCAACTACGAGCGCATCGAGACCGAGATGCGCAAGACGTGGAGCGGCTGGTCCAGAAATAATCTCTACGACAAAGGCAAGGGCAAGAAACTCCGTGCGGGCTGGGTCACGCTCTACGGCTGGAAAGATTTGCTGACTTTGAAGCGCAGCACTTCCTCCGAAGGCGCCGCCACCTCAGCGGAACTTTTGTTTCTGGAGATTGAACTGGTGCGACGCCGGTTATCAAAAGAGTTGATCGCTAAGGGCGCGGAGGCTGACAAGGACCTGGTGTATCAGCACCGCGACTATTGCAAGCTGTCGATCGACGCGCTGGCTCGGCTGGAAAAAGCCCGCGACAACCTGGCCGGCTTTGCGAAGTTTTGGCAGGACCTGCTTGAGTGGTTGCCTGGAATTTCCGAGAAAGCCCAGCGTGAATTACTGCGCGTAGCTGGTACGGTGATTGAACGCGCCAAGGTGGAGTATGCCAGTAACAGCGAGGAATAGTGCCACCGAAATCGTGAGCCGGATGCGCGCCGTGACGGAAGCGGCGCGTCGTCGTTTACCGTCTAAACCTTCCAAGCGATCCGGCGCCAAAGCCTACCAAAAATACCTGCAAACGGTTACGCCAAACTGGACCTGGGATTGGCGCCACCAGCTGCACTGGTATGAAGCGCTGGATCGGGTCACGCGCGGCGAATGCAAGCGCCTGATGATCCTCGCGCCGCCGCGCCACACTAAAACGGAAACCGTCTCGGTTCGTTATTCGGCTTACCGGATTGAACGCGATCCAACCTTTCGCGTCATCCTGGGCGCCTACAATCAGAATTACGCCAATAAGATTTCTCGCAAGTCTCGGCGCATCGTCAAGAGCCGTATAAAGCTCTCCACTGACCACACCGAAGTTGAAGATTGGGAGACAGCCGAGGGCGGCGGATTGCGCGCAGCCGGCGTCAAGAGTGGCGTCACCGGTTTCGGCGCAAACCTGATCCTGATTGAGGACCCGGTTAAGTCACGCAAGGAAGCAAACAGCCAAAAGTATCGCGACGATTGTTGGGACTGGTATCAGGAAGACCTTTACACCCGTCTCGAACCCGATGCGGCAATCATCCTCATCATGACGCCCTGGCATGTTGACGACTTGAGCGGTCGCTTGTTGCAGGAGATGGAAAACGGCGGCGAGCAGTGGGAAGTGGTCCGTTTGCCGGCGCTGGCCGAAGATGACGATCCCTTGGGCCGTGCAGTGGGCGAGGCCCTGTGCCCTGATCGCTTCGACGAAAAGGCACTGCTACGAATTCAGGGAAACATGCTGCCGCAGTCCTGGTCTGCGATCTATCAGAGCCGGCCGATTCCAGTTGGCGGCAACATGTTCAAACGCGACTGGTTCAAGATCGTTGGCGGCGCGCCGGCCGGACTCAGATGGTATCGCTATTACGATCTCGCGCTTACTGAGAAGCGGCAAAATTCTCGCACCGCCAGCATAGCCGTTGCGTTGTCGCCCGACGGGGTTTTGTATCTTCGCGATTTGATTGTTGGGCGCTGGGAGTGGCCCGACGCCAAGAAGCAAATAATCAAGTGCATGAAGCGAGAGCCGTCTACGCGCCACGGTGTCGAGCTAAAAATGCACGGCCTGGCCGCGGTGCAGGAGCTGCGTAGGACAAGAGAAGTAGCGCATGTGCCATTGAAGGGCTGCCAGGTCGATGGCGATAAGGTGGCGCGAGCGGACGGCTGGACTGACCGGGCACAAGAGGGAAAGGTGAAGCTGGTCAGCGGTCCCTGGGTCGCCGACTTCTTGAAAGAAGTTTGCGAGTTTCCCTTTGGTGGAACTGACGACATCGTTGACTCGGTCAGCGGCGGGGTGAAGATGATCGCCAAGGGCGGCGGCAGAGTCGCGGTCTCGTGAAAACGGGGAAGGAAGTGTGAATGACAACTGTTGCTGATTGGATTATTGAAGGTGAGCCAGAAGTTAAGATTGAGGTTGGGGATTCGGATCTGACTCGCGCCCTGAAGCAAATTAGAAACGACTCGCGCCGTTATCGCATCTGCGCCCAATATTACCGCGGCAAGCATCAGCTGGCCTTTGCCACCGAAAAGTTTAAGAACGCTTTCGGGGATCTGTTTCGCGCCTTCTCCGATAACCTTTGCCCGGCCGTCTGCGATGCAGTCAGCGATAACCTGCAGGTGACCGGCTTCGGCGTCGAGAAAGGACCGGCGAAGTTGGGCAAAGAAGCCGCGGAGATTTGGGAAAGCAATCGCATGGACCAGCGCGCCGGTGAAGTCCACCTGGAAGCGGTGCGCGCTGGTGATGCCTTCGTGATTGTCTGGCCTGGCGCTGATGGGCGGCCGGTAATCTATCCGCAACCGGCGAGCAACTGCACCATCTATTACGACTGCGAGCAACCAGGCACAGTACTATGGGCGGCAAAGTTTTGGCGCGGCGCTGATATGAAAGTGCGCGCGAATCTTTATTACCCAGATAAGATCGAAAAATATGTGACGCCGAACCAGCATCCCAACGGCCTGCCCGATCGCGATGCCAACTTCGTGAAGTTTGCAGCGACCTTCAAGGGCAAAGCAGAGCCGTGGCCCTTGCCTAATGAGTTCGGCGTGGTGCCACTCTTCCACTTCCCCAATAATGCAAGCGTGGGTCAGATGGGCAACTCTGATCTGGTGCCCGTGATTCCGCTCCAGGACGCGCTCAACAAAGCAGTGCTGGATATGATGGTGGCCATGGAATTCGCCGCCTTCCGGCAACGCTGGGCAACCGGCATTGAATTAAGCATTGGCCCGGATGGCAAGCCGCAGTCGCCGTTCGTTCCCGGCATCGAGCGACTCTGGACCGCGGAATCAGAGCAGGCCAAGTTTGGCCAGTTTGAAGCCACGGATCTCGAGGAATTTCTGAAAGTGCAAAACGACTTCCGTTTGGAGATCGCACGCGTCTCGGCAACTCCGCTTCACTACCTGATGCTGCAACAGGGCAGCGTGACCTCAGGCGAGGCGCTCAAGGCGCTGGAGAAGCGGCACGTCAAAAAGGTGAAGGACCGCATGACGACTTTCGGAAATGTCTGGGAAGACGTGATGGCGTTCGCGCTGCAAATCAGCACCGGCCGCAGCAACCTGCGGCTCTCGACCGATTGGGCCGATCCCTTTGGCCCTACTGACAAGGAGAAGCTTGACGCGGCTATGGTTAAGCAGTCACTCGGTGTCAGCGAAGAGCAAAACCTCAAAGAGATTGGTTATGGTGATGAGGAAATCAAACTCATGCAGCAGCAGAACGCCTCGAAGCGCACCGCGAACCAGAGAGACTTTAATGCGCTATGAGCGATTCATTAACTCTTGCCCGCCAGTTTCGTGCCAACCTGTTGCGTCGCGACGAGGCCGCGCAGATGGAAATCCTCCGTGCCTATGACTCAATCTGGAAAGAACTCACTTCTGAAATAGAACGTGTCGCCAAGCGAATCCAGGCTGGCGGCAAC